TTTGATCTAGAAGTATCCTTGCTGCCGTTATTTACTGTATTGCCCTGAACCCCAGAATAAGCTCCCTTCGCCATCATGGCTGGGTTACCCGTCAAAAGACCGCTCAAAGCTCCCCCCACACCCCCCCAACCTCCGTAAGTATTGGAAGAAACATCTTCTCCATACCTACTGCCTGCGATATCCCCAGTACCAGCACGATAACCATAACCGACTTGATTTGAAGTTAGCCCGTTACGGTCAGTGCTATTCCCGCTGCGACTGTCCCCTCCTCCATATCCGCCACTTGCATTGCCAGCGTTACTATCCCCACGTAAACCGCCTGCATCATAATGAGGAAGGCCGGTCTGTGGGTCGATTCGACCACTGCCACCAAGCATTTTGAGAATAGCCTCTTCGCTAGGTGAAGCATGAATGAGGGAAGTATCTTGGCCAGAAACACTATTCACACGCCCGGCTTCGCGAATTTTCTTGGCCTGTTTCTTCAAATTCATGATATTTTCCCCTTTTCAAGCATAGGTCCATGAGATTCATTTGACAACTGCTTAACAGGGTCATCTGGGAGCAAAGACATTATACATAATGAAGTTAACTTGTCATTGTAGACCACAGCATTTCTCAACCCCATTGGCATCGCCGTTTCTAGCTTAAACCCAAGATGCTTCAGGCATCGGATAGTCTGTGTCCGTTCTACAGGGATTCTTGATTCAACCCGGTAGGCACCACTTCCGAACCATCTCTCTCTGAGCGGAATTGAAGCTGAAATTAATTCATCACGACGGTTGTTCAGTCTTGCGACTCCAGTAATGAATAGAATGCCAATTACACCTGGTTCCGGCCTTGTTTCAAGCAAAATAGCTAGAGGGTTATTCCCCCCATCATGGAGAAACCCGATAGAAGTCATGCTAGCCATGATTAAGCAGTTTTGAAGGTTTTCAAGAGACTTTGGAAGGAGTTGGTGTTTCTCCAGAACAGAATAAAGAACTCCTGCGTCTACAGGTTCTTCGGACCACTCAACATAAATCATGGTTACTCCTATCGAATCCCACGAGCGCGGAGATCGATTCTCCATCCAAAAATCCTTGCAGGTTGGCTTATCATGAAGCCTAATGACAAGAACCCGCCTACATCATTGAAGACCAATTGCATTGCCCGTGCATCGCCAAATACAACAATCCTATGCGTATTGACAAGATTCCCTTGCAGTGTGATGGCCTCGTTATCTGTAAAAGCTGTCACTCCGTCATAAGTTAGAGTATAAGTTTGGGGAACAACCGCAGGCGATTGATAATCAAGATTGAGCGTAACCGTAACGGCATAAGGACTAGATGGATCCATGAGAACGTCTAAAAAGACAGAACGCTTTTTAAGGTAAGTCCTAAAATCTTCATAAATTCCAGTGTAGGAATTGGTGATTGGAGAAGGACCGTCTAGATTCCCATTGTGTAATTTCGCAACGATCAACTGATTAGAAAACGTTCCATAGTTGATTTTATCAACTGGGTCCCAAACCACATTGTTGATGTTCCAAAGTGAAAACTTAGTCCAACCCTTAGTCTGGTAATTATAGGCTAAAACGCTATTTGGGTTGCTATTTGAACCCAGGGGGAGAGAAAAACAGATTCTCTGAGCGCTGAGATCATGCCAAGCCCTAATCTTGCTCCACGCGGAGTAATTAGAACCCCCAAAGGTTATAGGGCTTATCTTCGCCCCGATTGGGTTAGTCTGGATATCCGCCCCATAAAGAATCCGGGATACTTGCGTAGGCCCAAATTGACTCCAAATGTATAGATCATCCCCAACATGGGTTTTAGCATAGTGAGAAGAGCACCCAGTACTAAGGATCTTGGATAAGCTTATATCATTATAATTAGAACCAGTATATACAAAACAATTTGTAGGGCTAAAAAATAGAGTATAGTCAAATAAAGTAGCAACTGCTTTAATGTTATTATTATCTCCGCCTAGAACCTGGAATGAGAAAGAGTCATTCGCAGTATACCAATCATAAATATTAGAAAGGGCAGAAGCCCAGATAAAACTTCCTCTCCAAGCAACCATGCGCTGGTCTTTGCCTCGGGCCATCACGAAAACACCTTCGGGTTGTCCCATTAGGTTCCAGTCGTTAGGCGTATTATAGGCCGTATTTGAAGCAGGTGGATAAGAGTAGATGTCCTCAACTGCTGAACCATTATCTACATAAGATGTAGATGTCCCTTGTAGAGTAGCGATGATATGAAACGAATTGTCAGAAGGATCATATCTCCAGACATGGAGGGCGAAGGCTCCTGCTGGAGGGGTCCAAGAGATTGTATTATAGGAACTTACCGTTAAGGAGCTTGGCCCAGTGACAGTAGACGCGATAGCTGAAAGGGTTGTTTCCCCCCGAGGAGTGAGAGCGCTTACTGCATATTGATATGCTATCCCAGCATTTACGGTTGAAGCTACAGACAGGTTCGTAGGAACAGATAAAAGAGACGCAATTTCAAGAGTCTTGGCAGAGGCCCCAGGGATAAATACTGAAGGCGCATCTACTCCGTTGCACAGAACATACTGCCCATTAAGATCTGCACCTATATAGGTGAAATCTCCTGTAGAGAAGGTTCCTCCCCGATTAGTCCAGATTCCTGATGGAGAAGTAGCTTCCCAGAGGTTTCCACCACTGACAGCGATATAAACCTGAGTGCCATCGAGCTTAAAGAAGGAATCAAAATGATTAGTATTGGCTCCGAATGTGTACTGGGTAGCATATCCCTGTCTCCTGGTGATCGCACCGGAAAGATCGATATCCCAATTATCAATATCTACAGCTTCTCCGGCCACTCCAGCGACAATGGAGCTTTTAGAATTGATACCAAGGAAAGATTGGTATTCTAGCTGCTGGTTAAGCCTCCCGACATAGTTTGCCACCTTAGCTCCAGATCTTTGCGCTTACGGGGCCACCTCGACGCATCCTAGGCGCCTTTCGCATGGCCCTGGATGCATTCAATTGCACTTGGAGGGCTTGTTCGTACTTGGAATGATCATCAGCGGCATCCGGGTACTCCAGAAAGGATTTGACTCTCCATTTGGCATAAGAATTGATACAATCTTCAAATTCAGGAGGAAGATTCAGATTGGCATTATCGTCAGATCCATCAAGCCGCTTAGGGGGTTTCCGATAATAGACGAATGGAAGAGTGGGATAAGCAGTTACATAATCTGTGGATGGACTAGGCCAAACCTCAAAAATGTACCCATGGATGGAGTAATAAATGGGACTACCTGCCTGAGCCGTGGAAGAAGGAATGATCTGTTGCCATTCCTCCTGGGTCAATCCGGTGATAGGATAACCGGCAGCCTTAGGCGAGATGCATTCACGTTCAAAATCAGCGGGGACCGGGTACTGAGTGGTCCCAGCGACCAAGGCAAAAGCGTATAGAGATTGTTTCCATTCCCATTTTGCTCGGCCATAGATCTCAGTGCAGGCATCGTTGAGGGCCGAAAGAGCAACCAAGGAGACCTGATCAGAAGTATTAACCAAAGTCGTTGGGGTAGGAAGACCAACCTCTCTCTTGACCCGCTTGACCATGGCCAAGATAGATGGCATAAGGGGAGGAGTTTGGATAACAATTGTCATGAAACCACCGCCTGGATATCCCAAATACGGTAAGAAGCCGAAGAAATTTTAGTCCCCAAAGGTCCAATATTATTGGTTTCTGTGATAACTCTTACCCTAACTTTAGCATCATTAAGATTTGAAGTCAGATTAGCTGCTGGTATTTGAACGGTCGTATTTGTTATATAATTTTTAAAAGTAGCGTTCGAGAGACTGATGTCAAAATTCCCACCATATAAATCTTTATACCAATTTGACGCTGAAATAAAGACAGGAGATAAGTCATTCGCAGTCATGGTTGGGTAAAGATTGACTGTATTTGTCCAAGACGTCCCACCATTAATACTATAATCTATAACCATATTTGCACTTACATAATAGGCTGGTGTAGACGGATGGCCAATAGCGTCTCTACCAGCAAATGGTACAAACAGCCCATAATCAAAAACAATACCTAGTTGCAAGAAAGAAAATGCTGTTTTAGCTATTGAAGGGAATCCAGAATAAATAACGACATTTGCATCCGAAATATTAACAGAATTTGAACCCGTCCAAGTAACAATATCTGTTGCTGTTGCCCATGGATAAGAGTCTACATCAAAAGCATTAGCCCCGTTGGTAATCACGCCAGAAATTGACGATGGTCTATATACACTATTTGTGTTGGGGGGCTGGATTAGGTTCCACATTAGCTATACTTCTTTCCATAATTGCATAGAAGAATATCGTTATCTACATCATACTGACAATAGAGCGCAGAAATAGCGCCAAGTGTCGCGTCAGGTTGCTGGACAGTCCCCCCAGGGAACTTGAATTTAGATCCATACGAGATGGTATAACCACCCGCATTGGCCTGTTTCATGATGATTGTGAGTGTACAGCCAGATGTTAGATTTGTAGGGTTATTGATGGTTGTATTACCAGTCAATGCTAAGTAGAACACATTAGTAGCGGAAGCATCAGGTGTAGCAGAAGTCCCAGATAGTGTTACTCTCGCGACATTCTGTGCCTTATTCCATGAGTTGGCAACATTTATGGAGGCTCCATCTGTAATACCATAACCAGCAAGCGTGGTCGGCTTACCTGATGTGATAACAGACCAATTGAACGAAGGAGCAGTGCTACTTGGGTTAGTAACTCGCCCTGTAGCGTCTGTAGTGAAAATGGGGATGGTTGAAGCGCTACCATAAGTGCCAGCCGTCCCGAAGGCGGGGAGATCAGCCGTAAAGATGGCCCGCATGGAAGGGGCTACACCATTATTAGTCGGGTCCGAGGCTAAGAATAGATTCTTGTTCTGAGCCGCCAAGGTAAGGCCAAGCGTCCCTGATCCGGTCAAAGGACTTCCACTAACCGTGAAAATGGCTGGAGCTGATAGGCTGACGCTTGTAACGGTTCCGAGCTGCGGAGAAGGATAGGAAATACCCCCATCAAAAAGATTGACATAAGACAAGGTCTTGGTTGGGATGCCCCCACCTGTAATCACAATGTCATAAGTCCCGTCAGGAGCCGCAAAACCAAAATTACCCAAGGCATCAGAAGACATGGGATTTGTCTGGGCAGCGGGAATGGTCTTACTGCCTGTAGTGAGGTAGATGATGGGGAGAGGGTTCGCTACGCCGCTTGTATAGACTGTTATGGTTGCGTTAGCAACAGATCTCCCATTTGCGTCCTGGACTTGTCCAAAAAATCTTTGCACCTTGTACCCTCTTTTATCAAATTATAATTGATGCTGAAATACCGGATACCTGGGCCGCATTGCCAGTCCCTGCCGACTGCACTTGGCCTACTAGGGTCAGCCAGTGGTAGCCCTCACCCACGGTCTGAGTAAACCCACCTCCAAACGGGACCCCTATACCGGAGACCGTGATCGCTTGCCACGGTCCAGCTAGAGCATTTGAAGCATCAAGCCCAAGACCGACAAGCATATTATAAGCTCCGGACGAATATATAGTCCCAAACCCATTGAAGGATATGTCCCTATCTCCCCAAGCTAAAAATTCTACACGCACCTCGGAATTGAACTCGCTCCATGTCCCGACCGTGGAGACAGATCTCAAGGCAGTGAAATTACGTTGCACACCCCTAGGTCTTGGATTGAACCAACTCGCCACGAAACGCTGGGTTCCTGAATCCGCGAACGTAGCTGCTGTTTTGACATAGGCCATGCCCACCAGCGTCCGCGTTGCATCTCCATTCTTGATCTCGGTTCCGTTCACTGCGCTAGGCGAATGAGCCGTGGTGATGGCCTCCAGGGTCATCGTGGCCCCATTCATGTAAGCGTAAACATAATACAGGGTTGTCGCGAGCAACCCTGTTGCAGCCAGAACTACTCCTGCGGATGGGATGGTGCAAACGGTTCCGTTAATCAGTATTTTATTCCCATTATACGGGCTCAGTGTTAAATGAGTGGCGTCGGTGTAATACAATCGGCACTGCGCGTTGGCGGCAAGGACGTTATACAGGATGTCTAAGGACTCAATGGCCGTGGTCCGGTCCATAACATCCTTGACGGCTTTACCTACTGTATTGGCCCCATATGCCAAGGAATATGCAAACCCAGATAGGGCAGAACCCAAACTTGCAGAGGTAAAGTCGGCAAGATCAGTGATAATTTCATTAACTGCTGATTGTGTATTCGTTGAACCGATAATGCCTGAAGGTATGTTAACTATACTAGAAGCGTTGATGCCTAAGGGTTGGGATGAAAATGTCTTAACACCAGTTATATTTTCTGATCCCGCCAAATGCAAAGATAAAATATCAACAGCTTTTTTGGAATCTAGTTCATTTAAAGCAGATTGGACGTCCGATGACGAAATGCCACCTGCTGGTGTACTGGCTACATCTGAAGCAATAATTCCTTGGAAGGATGGTGCTAAAGCAATAGACCCATTCCCAACACTTTGAAGATATTTCTTAGTAATAATAGTATTTCCGGACAACCGGGTAGGTATTCCAGATGCCCCGCCATAAATAATATCCCCAAGAGTTGTTAGAGGGTTGGCAAAGGTGCCAATAGAAATTATAGGTTCACTAATATTTACATTCTGTATAATGGTTTCTGGCATTCCCCCGCCCTGGAGGTGAATGTCATAAACTCCATTCGGGACAGCAAAGGCATAATAGCCATTAGGGTCTGTCGTGAAGGGATTAGAAATTGGGGCAGGAGCCGTGATGCTCCCGCCCGGGTTGTAAAGCTGTGGCAAGGTAGAAAGGCCAGCGTTATAGACGGTAACAGTGGCACCGGGGTAGCCCCTGCCTTCGCTATCCCGGAACCAATCTGCGAACCGTTGCATTTCTACCCTTTCGCCTTTTCCATATTTCGGAATTCAATATATTCTTCCCAAGACTTCTCCCCAAAAAATGAATAAGGGAAGCGGGTCTTCTTCTGGGTGTAGTAATGAGGAGGAGTAACATTCATGTTACACATGGGCATATCCACAACTGCGTCATCCAGGAGCCCCTTAATATCATAAGGGACAATAACCTTGTATTCTCGTCGGATTCGCAGGATGGGAGAATCACCAAGCTGGAAGATGCATTCAGCGCCTTCCCCGTCCTTCTCGTGGATCATGATTTCAATGGCCTTGCGAGTTGGCCATTCATTGCGGTGAATTGGTTTGCAATTCTTATCCAAACCGGCTTCTTTGCGAATCTTGGGGATGCTCTCGTTGAGAGCCTGAGTTGGCTTGAGCTTCTGGCCAGGCTTACGCCCAGGCTTCTTCTTCACTTTGGGCGCAGGAATAGGCTCAAGGGCATTTTCAGTAGACACACTTTCTCCTTTTGCGCTAGGCAAATTAAGGGAGGGAGGGCCGAAGCCCTCCCCTTGTTCTATTCACTTATAAAAAACAAACCTGAAGGTAGAACTATTCGTGTGAAGACCCGTGCCAAAGGTGACATCAAAGGGACCGGCCCCCGAAGTGGCATTAGCCGTAGCAGCCACCGTGATACCGTTAGTGGTTACAACGGTAAAAGTGCCTGCCGTGACTGTCTTGAACATATAACCAGCCGACATACCATCAATCCACTCATAACGGTTCGCATTCGTCTGGTCAAGGACCGTGATGAGGCGCGGCTTGAAGGGAAGAGATAGAGTCCCAGCAGCGCTAGAAGCATCCGTAGTGGCAGAAGTGGTATAAATACCAGTAACAGGATCATCCTGAGGAGCCCCAGTCCCATTAGTGCCAACAGGGGCAGCGACAGTTGCAAAGGTAAAAGCCATATTATTATCTCCTTATCTATAATTAGGCGGAAGCGACAACTTCCTGACGAACCAGCCAGGAATCGTTAAGAATCACGGAAGCAGCCATGGCCTTCCAGCCGATAGAAGCGAACTGGCCAAGAGGATTGCTATGGTCAACCTGAGCAGCAGAAGTGTAATAGGTCTGGGAACTCGAAGCCAGATCCACAACCGCATAGGCTTCCTTGCCAAAGATCATATTGATGTAAACGTCAGAGTTGGAGCTAGACGTAGACATGGTTCCAGAAGCCGTAGCGCCTGCATCTGGGAAGATCTGGGATAGCGAGGAAACCACAAAGCGGATTTCCTTGTAAGAGCCCACTTCACCATCAAACGTCCCGTCCATGGAACCATACTGAGCCTTGGGAATGTAGCCAGGGATCAGCTCCAAGTCGTACTTGACGTGGGGATGGATCACAGCCACAAAGCCCGAACGGACACCCTGCGTCCCAATCTTGGTAGTAGCCGTGATATCAGAAGTGAGAGGCCGAGCGACATTTGCCTGAAGGGTTCGGATAGCCTTGTCAAGAGCACGAGCATTGATGCGACCTGCCACGTTCACACGAGCAGCACCAGAAATACCGCCCACATCATCCGTGCATCGCTGGACCGTGGTCCCACCAATGATGCCCGCCCAATAGACGCGCTCAAGGGTTTCAACCATATTTTCAGAATTCCGCTTGATAACTTCGGAATCCACATCCGTTTCGTTGATCCAGATAGCCTGGTCGGAAATCTGGGAAAGATTGCCATACTGATAGAGCGTAGCCGTGATATCCGTAACAGTTGGGTTGACGGCAGAAGGGACAACACCTTCGACCAAGGTTTTGATGGTCGCAGGGTCTTTACCAGTCGTGGGAGAGAGTTTCTCATAACGCCGGAACTTCATGATTTTGGTGGATTTGGTAGGGATCGTCTTCTTGAGCCCAAACTTACTGACAGTAAGCATGGGCTGCGCAACTGCAAGCGAAACCTTATCAACAAACGCACCACTAAGAGGAGCATAATTGCCAGTAGTAGCGGGGCCAGCCATTGTGTATTTCCTTTATTAGAGGTTAGACGCGTTGGCCTTTAGCCAAGCAGCGACTTTCGCATCAACACTGCTATCTGCATCCAACCGGGTTGGGGTTGATCCTGACTCACCTTTGGCCCTAGACCGGCTCGAAGAAACCGCTTCATCCTTAATGCCTTTGGAGCGATTGATCATTTTGCCAATCCGAACCACTTCACGAGGATTCGCAAGGATTTCCTGCTGCTCTTCGTCGGAGTAGGATTGAATTTCTTTGAGAATTTCTCCCCTGATATCTTTGATATTGGGGAGTTCTTTTTCAATAAGGCGTTCAGCTTTAGCTTGTAGAGTTTCACGCTCAAGGCGCTCGGCTCTCTCTTCTGCCCGGATCGCTCGCTCTTCAATCGGCTTTAGATAAGGCCGGATAGCAGCGGCAATTTCAGGATCAGGCGAGATCTCCTGCTCTTTCGGCTTGGCCTGGCGAAGGGCTTCCTGGTAATCGCTCATCAGTCGTGCCATCTGCTGACGAGTATAATTACCATCTTCCTTCGCTTGCTTCAGTTCAGCTCGGAGTTCAAGAAGTTCGGAGAGTGGGACTCGTTTTTCTTCCTCGGCCTCAACCTTAGACTCAGTCTCAACTACGATTTCTTCAGAGCTATCCTGATTTTCAAATTCCTCTGGCATAACCAGTCTCCTATGGATATTTAACGTCATCTCTGACGATGATTTATAATAGTGTTATTTCAGCATACTAGCAATATCTCTTATGAGTTCAAATTTCCCCCTATTAACCAAAGCGGTTTCCTGCCATTTGGGTTGTGTTGGGTCCACCGGGCAATTCACCTGGTCCCTCTGCATTTCCAGCCATCGAAGGAAGACCGATAGGGCCGGGTTCTGGCCCAGGGCTTTGAGTTCCATTTTGTCCGCCTGGCGCTCCTCCGGGGTTCGCTGATCCCATTTGTTTGAGCACAGCTTGGTTAGTAAGTTCTCGTTGTTCATCTGCCGCTACCTCTTCTGGAGTCTTGATAAATTTATAGGCGTCAAAGAAACCGCCAATTCGATAGATCTCATTCACAAACTCTGGGAGTTTGATGACTTTTGCGGCGGGGCTCTGGAGCAATGTATTGGTAATCTGGAAGAGATCCTTGGATTTCTGGGCGTTCATCCCCGTCTGGTCTGCCCCAATCGCCATGATGTCAAATTCACCGGCAATATCTTCAGGGCTTACCTTGATCGCCTGCGGGGCCATGGGTGAAGGAAGACCCGTAACGGGATCATTCACCATGCCTGGACTATCCGAAACGATACGAATCCAGGTTGGCTCATCCATCAACTGCTGGTTAAGGGCAATTTCCTTGTTGAGAAGCGGAGTAAGGAGAGAACCGTTAATATGATTCAATGTTTCCTTGGTCCGCTGGGCACTCATCCCAGATTGGATGGAAACTTGTGTCGCCGATGGGTCATTGCCAAAGTCCATCTGGGCTCCGGTAATGAGGTTCATCTGGTTGATCCCGAAGTCGATTTCCTTCCAAGACAGGGAAGACTCATTAGGAACAATTAGAGGGACAAGATTATTCTGGGGGTCAGAGCATTCTGTCAAACTACCTGGTGCACTGACGAAATTATCAGGGTCGAAAACTCCATCTGGCTTATATTTCCAACTCGGGTTGACCGCAAATCCATTAGCCTCAATAGTTTGGTTGTAACGGCACTGGATACCGTCATTGATACCAAGAATAACCTCCAGAACACCCCGGCCATAAAGCTCATTGGGTTCTGGGAAAAGGGTGAACAGTTCCCAGATGGGTCTTCCATGGTAGAAGGGGTTGGGTTCAAAACGTATAACCGTAGTGCGATTAGCGACCACGCAGATGTGATTGTGGTAGAAAGTAGCTCCTCCAGCACCGTCAGGGATCTCAATATCTCCCTCGAACTGGATCAGTTCAACCATGTCCTTCGGATGTTTGGCGATACCGACCTGGCGTTCCGTTGAAAGTTGGAGAGCATCGGAAGATTCCTTGAAAATCGTCTCATTCCGTAAGGAATCGATGTTCTCATAGAGCGAATAACCTTCATCATCCTCTTTTGACATGTTCTTGAGATAACCAAGGCTTCTGAAGAACCGCATACCTCTCAAGGCATAGGTTTTATCAGAAGGGGTGAGGTCTTGAACAAAATCAAACACATTCCCAACCGAAATTTTAGGCCCATCATAGGATCTTACGGTCTTGGTCGGGAAGGCAGAGGCTTTCGGGGATAGTCCGGGGGTTCCGTTGCCCATCTGGAAGGTGCTGTTGGCAGCTAATTGGGCTGCGTACTGTTCCGGATCAGGAATTTCTAGGTTTTCTTCATGCCAATCAACTGCAATGGGCACATTCCCAAAAATAGCAGCCTGTTTGATGGCTTCTTTTAAGGAATTCCGATGGTTGGATTTATAATGTTGCCATTTGAGAAGGCCCTGCATAGCCTTGGAGCCATTATCATCATTAGGTGTTCTTCCAAGGATGTTGAACCAGTCTGCCGAAGGCATGACACCATTCGTCCAAGAGCTGGCCACCGTTTCCACCATCTGCCAAGGCAGAGAAAGATAGCGCTTGGAGCGATAATCTTCCAAGTCTGCCCATGTCTCACCAAATTTGCAGTCATAAGCAAGCCAGCACTCATTCCAGATACGCTCCTTCATGAGCCTTTCCTGCTTCCGGTCTTCATACCAGCTAATCAAATAGCCAGCAACCGAAGTTTGGTCAATGCCTGGAATAATCATTTACAAACCTTGTTGGTTTTAGGGCTCTTGGAGGGTTTAGACATGGGTTTAGATTTGGTTTCTTTCTTTAAAAAATCCAATAAATTCACCTTAGGTTTCATATAATCCCCCAAATGCAGTATAGTCAGTGCGCTCCAAATGCGCCATACCGCTTTACAAGACGTAGATTCCTATCAACGACACCTCTCGCCTTGGCAATTTCTTCCTTGGTCTTGATATTTCTGCGTATACCATAAATAATTGCATCTGCGGCATGGTCCTCACCATCTGTATCGTACTGTTCTACATTGTTTCGGTCTACCATGAGCCCAGGAAGAGTCCGGGTAACATGATGGCAGTTATCCATGACCTTAAACCGGCAAACACCGTTGGTTACGGTTAGATAGTCTCTGAACATGGCAATAGAGCCAGATTTGAATTTCTTCTGGCTCTTCTGGAAGAAAACACCATTCTGGCGGAATTGTTCACTAACCGAAGTCCCTAATTCTTCATTATCAAAACACGAAGCGTCAAGCCAGCGTTCAGGGATATATTCATCATGTTCGGATTCTAGAGCCAGAATCCTCTCAGCTACAACCTTTGGGCTCTCCCTAACCCCTTCGCGTTCCTTGCCCGGCTTGCAACCATAGAGTTCACGATAAAGGAAGATTTCTCCTTGGGGAGACTGGCAGAACCAGACAAAGGCATAGGGCGCAGATGTTCCCCAGTCGCCACCCATCCAACGTTTCCAACCTTCAGGAGGGTCAAAAGCCTTAGTTACATGAATTGTGGGATCCCACTCATCGAAGAACGCACCCTCCACAATGTCCCAACGCCCATCGAGCAGCATACGACGCTGGGCTTCGGGGAGAGCCAATAGATGTGCGCGATAGTGGCCATCACTGTCCAGGAATTTGTTATCCGACAGTCTACCTGGGATGAAGATCCTTGTGTTTCTTCGTATATGAACCGGAAGTTCATTGGAAGGTGTCTTATCATATTTTGAGGTTTCCTCAATAGTAATGTTTTTATCAATATCTAAGTAATCATGGATTGGGATCATCCCGACTGGGAATTTATCAATCTGGAATCGCTTCATGACCCAGGTATGACCGGGACCGCCAGGGTTGCTAGTAGAAATAGTGCGGCAAGGGATGCCATGAGCAGAGCGCATGCGAGAGCCAAGGAATACATATTCCTCATCAGTTGGTCTCATTGTTAATTCATCATGCGCCCTGTGACTATAAGCATTCCCCCTATGTTTCAGTGCATCTTCAAACCCATCCAAATAAGAAAGTCGCTGTTGTGCCCCATTGGGGAAAGTCCATGTTGAGTCTTTCTCTCTCCATTTCGCGCCGATGGAGCCATATACGACATGCATACGTCCTAGGATTTCCTGGAGTTCGGGATAACTATTACGGAAGAGCACACCCCTTGCATTCCCCCCAAAAGTTTGTTGATGCGCAAGCCAATCCCCAAGGAGACAATCAGACTTGCCACCTCCTGCGGCTCCTCCATAGAGGATCTCCCCGTACGGGCATGAGATAACTTGCCGCTGTCTAGGTTGCGGCTGCCAGATAACACCCATCAAATCACTTTCAAAAGATGCATAAGGAAGACAGCTGCACCACCTTCAAGGATACCCTTCCCCTCTCGGACTAACCCAGATCGCTTCATCGCATCCTTAGCGATCTCTTCAGCCCGGACACGCTGTTCAGAGAGTTTGAGACTAGCCTCAAGGGCTTCGGTACTTTGCTTATAGGAATCTGCCTCTAGGCGAAGTTGGCCGTTCTCTTCCTTGAGGCCTTTGATCTCTACTTGTTGAGACTGAATCTCAATATCTTGCTGTGCAATGATCTGATCCCTCAGCACCACGGGGTCATCAGAAGGGGTAGAGGGTAAAGGAAGTAATCCAGGCCCAGCAAGGGCAGCGAGTTTCTTTTTAAGGGCTTCAGATTTGGCATGTTCAAGAGTAACCTTCTGGTCTGCCTCTTGGTTGGCCTTTGCCAGCGCAACAGCTTTGAGATCAGCAGCCTCCGCTTTCGCCTTCTGCGCATTAGCTTCCTCCACTTTGACTTGGATCTGACCTTTGAGGAGTTGAGACTGGTTCTCAGCGTTTGTGGCAATCTTCTGTTGCCAGTTATAGAATGAGTAGCCCAAAACGATCAGAAGGGCTAGTGCGATCCATTGCCAAAAAGGTTTAATCAAGTCCCATAGTTTCATCTACTTCCCCACCGTTATCACTGTATTTTCTGCTTTTGGATTAGTGAAGCGTTCTCCGAAGAGGCTAACGCCTCCAAGAATCATCTTTGCTATAAATTCTTCCATGCCATCTTCAAGGCATAGACGATAAAGCAATTGGTCTGCCTGTTTCCTCCAAGAACGGTCTAGGCCCCCAATCCGCATGAGTTCATAGAGCGCATCATGTACCAGGGATCCCCGCATGGCTTCAGGGACATCAGGAACCGGGCCACTAGGCCCATCCCAAGCATAACCAATTTTTACAGTAAGAAGGCCACCAGGGTCAATACAAGCAAAGCGAAGATAACGGTAAGAACCTGTAGCAATATCGGTTTGTACTGAATAATCCTCAACCAGTTGGTACTTGTAGCCTGCCCGGTAGGAAATCGGCATCAGGTTTGGCCCCCCTTCCATTTATCCACAATCGCCCACGCCGACCCCCCCAACCCAACAAGAGCACATAGGCCATAAAAGGCATTCGTCCAATTAGCGTCAAGTTCGGTGGCATTCAATTTATAGATAGCAAACACCACGACCGAAACGAAGGCCAGGAGTTTAATGTCTGTCTGTTTATCTTCGGGGTTGAACCAGGACTTGAGCCAAACCCACATAGATCCTCCTTACTAAAAAGTAGTCACTTACCAGTTTTCTTCCTTGAGCGTTTCGCCTTCAATTGTATTGACTTGTTTGGTCCAATCTTCGGCTGAGAGCTGGGCAGGTACAACGACAACGGAATGCTGGATGTCTGCTTCCATATGGATTTCCTTGGGCCTTTCACTGGAAGCGATCTTGAGTAGTGACATGGGATCTTTTAGGCCAGCAACGATAAGGTTCTTGCGAAACTCGGGGTGACCAACAAGGTTGGCAAGAAACTCAGCACCTGCGGTTTGGGCCTGGCGAAGAGAAAGACTTGTAGGATCGGAATGAGTAAGGCGCATTCGGTTGGTCTTGGACATGGATTCAAGGACCTGCCCATCAATATCCTTGACCAACCCCATATCGACCTGGTTCTTTTCTTCTCTAGGAGAAGCATCACGGGTAGCCCGATTCAAAACGCCTTTAGTCCTGGGCATAAAGAGTCATCATCTTTGCCACATCAACTTCATTGAAAAATTCGAGCACTAGTCTATTTAGGGTTGTATCACAATCCCAACAAAGACCCCGCCATTCACGGGGTCCTCCTTTTGCACAAGCCCTTACCATCCATTGGAATTCTGATGGTTCACCGCAATGGGAACATGGAATTCTAGTGATGCCTTTTGGTGTATAGGGCTTAGTTCTTGGCATTGAAGACTCTCAAGCCAACCAGGGCAGGTTTGGCCTTTTCTACCCGTTCATCGACCCTCTTCTCATAAAAAGCGAAGAACCTACAGTCATTAGAGCAATAAAGCGCATGCTTCCTCTTTTTGCCAAGAGGCAAGCCACAGATAATACAAACCCTATCTGACACGGCTAGAAGGGGTCAAAAGCCGAAGGAGTGACATTGGAAAGGACAAAAACAAGGCCTCCTTCGACAGAAGGCATACTCTCCTCCTCTTCATAAACTCCAATAAGCCTCCAGCCAAGCTCATCATCCTTCTTCATAAGAACAGAAACCATCAATCCTCCAATATGGGAACCAACCCAACTGGAAGATACAACTTATCTATTAACACGTCAAGATAATGACTAAAAAGTAGTCAGAAGGAGACCCTGACGCCAATGGAATAGTTATTACCGATACAAGCAGCTTCCTGTCCGATCCACACATACTGCCAAACATGCCGCCAGGAAGGGGGAAGAGCATAGGCAATCGAAGCATGGAGAACGGCAGAGGCAAGGAAGTAACAGTTTACCTGGGCTGGCTGATGACCTATAAGAGGGTTAAATTCCCTCCACCTCTCAGGATGCCCTTGGATCTGTCGAGTCTGTGCCCAGTCAAACAGAAGCGTCCCCATAAACACAGACTCCCGAGCAGTGTCTTGTGGGGTCCAGCCAGCAGCAAAGAGGCTGGAAGCAGTTAGGATGGCAATCAGGTATCTCATTCTGTTTTCTCTGAGTGACTACCCGCAGGATGAGCACGGTATGAAGCTGTCTCTGGATCGTAAACCTCTTTATAATAAACAGGTGCGATGTAGAGATGGTCCTGACCATCCTCTTTAATCACTCTATAGTTCCAAGTCATTTCAATCCCCCCATTGTAATTGATTATGCGTTCCCTCATTCTTGAGGGCTTCTTTGAGCTGTTTCTTCAATCCTTCGACCTCTAAACGGAGTGTCCTAACTTCCTGCTTTGCAGTCGCACTGCTCTTCTCCTTGCACCCTCTTGAACAAAACACTTGCCACCAGCGAGTCTGCATGAACCTCTTACCGCAAAACTCGCATTCTATCTCACTCTTTGGCCTCTTGACCAGCTTCTTCCCTGGCATCTCATTCTCCCCTTCTTAAGTATAAATGCGTTCCCTCATTTGTAAACCCCTCTTCTATTTTCTCAACAATATTGAGAGCGGTAAGGCCACAACCACGTTCCTCGCTACCCCCTTAATTGAGGTAAAGCTACCCTCAGGGTAGTTGCTAGGCATGAATCTCAACTAGGTTTCTAGGTTACATAAAGTCAGTTATCACAAACTAAGGTCTAACAATATGAAGAGTTAAGTAGCACCCAGGCTAGGTGACTAAAAAGTATACACTTGGAAGATGCGCGGGAAATGAGGTTACTTTTCTTTTGAGGTTACTTTTGAGGTTACTTTGGGAGGGGGATCTAATTAACTTTTAGAGTAATTCTGAGGGGAGTCTAGAGGTGTTCTAGTCTCTTTCTTCTTTCTTTAGGGTTATACATGTTGTGGAGAGGGTTTTGCTCCGCGGGAAGCATTTCCGCCCACTTACTATAGTGATATGTGACGTAGCGGGTCAGATGTGACGTGACGTGGCATGCGGATGTGACGCAGAGCGCTAGTTGGTATGCTCTTCTCTTTGGGGCATTATTGATTCAATTGGCTTTATGTTTTGGCATCCATCATGCTTTACTTTGTCCTAAGAACAAACACGATCCTTGACAACCTACAGCGACTCATACGAATACAAGCAAATGCGCCTAGTAGTTGATGCTCCATCACAATCAGGCCAACCGGCGGATGGATAGCTGCGATGAACGGAAGAGCGGTAAATGGAATAGCCTGGTGGCAGCGTTGGGTTAGCTGGCCAGGAGCTTGATGATTAGGCATCCCCACGATTAACAACTTAGTTTCGGGCAACATGGGGATGAGCAATCACCAACCTCCAATGGGGAGTAGATCCCCCTGACGGGAGATAACCATGCACTACATTGCCTATATCTACCCTAAAAACGGGTTAACTCCATCAATAGAGACCTGCGCGACCTTTGACGGGGTCCTCCAACGGGTCGCAAGATATAAAAAAGGCAGACGATATCGAATTGTGTCATCTCTTGGATGCGAAATGTGCTCGGGAATCACATCATAGCCGTTAAGCTCATCTTCCCCCCGTCAAAAACCTTCAACTTGAGGCATTCTAATGAGGTGACACCATGACTAAGCGAGAAAAAGAACGCATCACTCGCCTTTACCATCGGCTTTATGATCTTGGATTCACCGATAACGAATGTGAAACGCTTCGAAAAGCGTCCATGAACCTTTCCCGATGGGCAGAGCGAGAATGCAATGGAGAAGTAGAACGGGATGAAAATACCGGGAAACCCTTCCATTCTTACGAAGTTAAGAGTTTTGGGAAATGGGTAAGGTTGGCTAGTCCCGTTCCCGATCGCGAGATAGGAGCAAAGAAGCGCATTACTGAGGTGCTTAGATCCCATCCCGATTGGATTTGGTTCCACCAGACCGATCCTCGGGGAGCTGCACTTTACCTCATTCCTGCCGAAACCATTGAAAAAGGGTCTGATTACATCTCTTGTAACTATTCATCTATCGGGATTGCCATTTATTAGTTGAAGCCATGGACCTTAACGATTTACCTATCTGGCCGCAGTTTGGAAAATGGGATCCCCGTATGCCTTACCCCCTTGGGTACACCATTATTCATGCCATTTTAGCAGGACCTATCGATTCAGAAGAAAACATCAATTCTTGTATTGACTCAATGGAGCTACAAATGATAAATATTGCATTGGGGAGAGGGTTCTCGCCTGATGCGGATTGAAAATCTAATGCTGGATGCCTCTATCCATAAGAACGAGGACGCAAGAGGACACTTGGCACGTCTGCGCGTTGAGGAACCGCGCCTAATTGCCTATTGGGCAGAGGGTCTTAGACCAAACGCACTCCATCCAGCACCTACTAACAGACTACTAGCTGAAATCAAAATTAGTAGTTAGGCTTATCTTTCCTATTACATTTGCGCTAGCTGCGCAGGAGACTCTAATGGATAGCAAAATCGATCTTAAAACCATCCTTGAAAACCATGCAGCGGCAGCCCGAACCCTAGCCGGGGCCATGGGCTGTGCTAACTCAAGGATACGACCTTCCCTCTGGTTGCCTCCCCGATGGCTCCTATTGCCACGTCCTGACCTACGAAAAGAAGCTGGCCCAGCTTTGCCGAGATTGGGCGTCAGAGGGCCGGGACCATGGCGGAAATCCAGAGTTCTGCCCGTTTATCAAATTGGCCAACCGCATCCTTGGCATTGAATAAATGGGTGATGTTATGAATTCCAATCGGATCGAGGATCTGTATCTCCAGTTCTTTAGAACCATCAATGCTTATGTCAATAACAATATGGCTACTCATGACGCCATCGTTTCATGCATAGACAACATGGAATTGCAAATGATGGGGATTAAATGCCCCCGCTCGCCCTATGAACGAACGTAAGCTCCAGAATGCCCAAAAGATCATTAACCGCTATACATTGAGCGGTTGTTATACTGTTGACGATTGGAATGTTTACGCAGAAGCTTGTAAAGTGCTTGGCATTGTGCCTTTGCTCGATCCCTGCATCTGTCCAGTCCCCATTGACCAATTGAAATCACCTTTCTGGAGAACAAAATGGACTCCAAGATAGATCTTAAACCCATTCTTGAAAACCATCTGAAATGTTTGAGAAGTGAGCCCGGCGGATGCCGTGCGAACCTGCGTGACGCGAACCTTAAAAATTGCGAGGAAGCCGACCTCGCTCTTGCGATGTCTTCGCATCTGCCCTCGGATGGCGCTTTTGTCGGATGGAAGAAGCGCCGAGAGGGCGTATTGGTTAAGCTACTGATCCCTTCCAATGCCAAACGGAGTCATGGGGCAGGACGAAAGTGCCGCGCCGAATTCGCGCAAGTGCTGAAGGTTGAAGGCGCAGACGTTGCGGTCTCGATTTATGACAAGAATGTGACCTATAAGCGCGGCAAGATTGTCCGCCCTATAAATGGATGGTGTGAGGACCGCTGGGAAGAATGTGCTCCGGGAATTCACTTCTGGATTACTAAGGAAGAGGCTATTGCATGGCAGCCATAATCATACCCACAAAACTTGGAGACATTATATTGGACGAGGAAGACCTACTATCCGTCTCTCCGTTTAAGTGGAATGCAGCAAAACGTGGAAGACTAGCGTATGCGTATGCATATATTGGCAACCATGTTCAAATCTGGATGCACCGCGTGTTAACCAATGCTCCCAAGGGTATGGTTGTAGATCACATCAATGGCAATGGGTTAGATAATCGGAGGTCCAATCTCCGGGTGTGCGAACATAGGCAAAATATAGCATTTGGTCGATCATTTACCGGCTTATCTAGATTCAAGGGGGTTACTTGGGATAAGAATAGGTCAAAATGGATCGCACAAATAAAGATCAACTATAAACACAAAATGCTTGGTAGATTCGACAACGAAGAGGACGCTGCCAGGGCTTATGATTTGGCAGCCCTTGCAGCCTGGGGCGAATACGCAAAGCCCAATTTTATTACCAAAGAGGAAGCCAAAGCATCCTCCATGTGAGTCAATATGAATAAGTGGAGAAACGTCAACAGAAGAGTTAAAATCTGGATACCGTTGGGTGGTGAATGAAAGACTTTTTTGAATTCCTAGGATTGCTCTGTTTCTTGATTGGGCTATCTTTCTTTCTGGCTTCGTGTTGAGGCTTAACTATGACTTCTGAATATTGCCCCTGTTGCAACAACGGTAGAGTAGTTGACGCTTATCGCGATAGAATCTGCGAATTCTGCGGTGGTCATGGTTGGATCTACCATGAAGGCTATTACCCAATCAATCCCCTAAAGGATAAAGACGATGCCTCAGCCCCGTGAGCATACATGCCCTCCTTATCTAGTAGACACATTTGACATCCTAGAATTTCTCGAACAGCTCCCATTGGCAAGAGGAACGACCACTTATGCTATTTCTCACCGAGAGGCTTTTTATGCTTTTGCCCAATGGCTTTTGCACCTGAAACCTGATACGACATCCAAATATGCCCAAGATTCTTGCCATGTCTATCTGTCTACGGTCCTCGATTGGTTGAAGGGCAATTCTCTTGTAGCTATTCACCAAAGATCCACACAACAAGCACAACACGCCCAGGAAGCAGAACAGGCTAGGGTCGATGCTTATAGCTTGCTTTATGATCATATTTGGAGAAATTTTTAATGAGCCGAAGACATGAAGATACAATAGAAACCATCTGGATCCTGCTAAAAAACTATCGGGATAGCATCGTTTCTTCCGATGCCACCCTCTCCTATATCGAACAAACTTTAACTTTACTCGAAAGCAGAATCCAAGATGATTTATCTGAAATGGAAGATATCTATAAAAAGGGTCATCATGTCTAAATCTGAACTGCAAAGTGATCTTTTCCGGGTTCACGAACAAGCCAAAAGGGAAGATGAGCGAAACCGAAGATTCAACAAGATTTATTGCGAATGGCTTGATAAAATCAAAGGAGGAACAACGACATGGGAGCTGGGCTGAGGCGAGTTGCGAAACAATGCGGAGGATTGGCCGTGACAGTTGACGGGCAAACAGCTAAGTATAACGCCAACGGAGAACGGCTGCCCTTCGACTGTAAATGTACGTTTGCCCAACGGATTGTTGGAGATGGGTGCGATATCTGCAATCCGAAACTGGTGGGAGAGTTGAACAAGGATGGTAATGCCTAACGGCAGAAGTTTACCGGCGCTGGGGTTCGGCGCCTCGAAGAAACCAACCCGACGCAGATCCCAGCGTCCGGGTAGAACGAGAGGTTAGGCGCGAGATGGAAATTAAATTTAAGGATGTGGCTAAACAAGTCCCAGAAGTAAGGATAATCACAGAGCCAAATCAAAGACAGTCAATGACCATAGATTTCATGGTAATGGATAACGGAGAAGTCGGAGTATTCGGTTTTGAACTTAGAAACGAATTCTCTGTCCAAATTAACGGCACCTTTGCAGGCACCTAACGTATGGAGTTAACCGGCGTTACACGCGGCGAAATGCCAAAAGGAGAACGAGCGATGGGACAGAATAACGAAAAGTTGGTGAACGGTGCGGGTAACGTCCGGTTGAACGATGGGTTAGGTGACACCCAAGAGGACAGCACAATCAGGGTTGGAGACATGGTTGAAACCGCTGTCTACGTGTGCGGCGAGCGCAGACCAACGGGGAGCGGGCGGGTTGAGCGTGTGCATTCGGGTTACTGCGATGTTGACCATTGCTACCCCTACGCTGCCCCGTGGATTTACGGAGAAAACACTAGCAGCCTGAGAAAGATTCGAAGAGTCACCTAACGCCCCGAGTTAACCCGGCGTGCGGAGCACGTCCAGCGACCGAAGGGAGCGCAGGTTGAACGATAGGCTAGCCGAGCCACGCGAAACGAAAGGAGCATTATGGAAAGTCAATTTGAAAAGTGGTTTATTGCACAGCATGGACCACGACAGAACCCCACAACCTCAGACCTAGAACTGAAAGAGATTATCGCCCGAGCAGATCGCGCCAAATGTGAACTGGAGCGAAGGTTGCGGTGGGACGATCTCTTCCAAACCGCGATGTATACACGAAATGCCGCCCCGGATTTTAAGTTCTGATTCATGGTCGGCTAACGTGTGAAGTTAACCGGCGCTGCCGAAGCGGCGCATAAATAAGGAGCCGAAATGGCTTGTAATGCCGAAAAGACAAACGAAGAGACAGTCACGGCAGCGTCCGGGTTGAACGCTGGGTTGGGCGACCCGTGGATGCATCGCTCGCAGGGGATGCGCTGTCGCACATGCATGTGGTGGGTTGAGAAGCTGACCACCGTGGAACCGGGTGAGCGTGGGCCTGTCGGACGATGCCGCCGCCACTGCCCGACCATGAACGGGTTTCCCGTGGTGTTTGCGAGCGATTGGTGCGGTGATCACCGGCTTGATGAGTCGAAGGGATAGTCGTCCAACGAGGGGAGTTAACCGGCGTTGCCGACAAACGAATGATTGGAGGAGACGTGAAATCCAAACGCACGAAGGATGAAGTGGATCGTGGAGGCAGCGTCCAGCGAGCGAATGCGAGCGAGGTTGAACGATTGGTTAGGCTGGATGAGCCGGTGTATGTTTTTGACGCTATCACGGTTGAATCGGATGGATGGCCAGTCTCGCAAGGACTGGAGATCGGAGATATTTACACCATTCAAGGAGTCCGAAGGCGCAAGGATGGGACGTATACATATCGGTGCCGACCTGGGAATGAAACGCTTTTCAAGTTTTTAGGATGATGCGGCCTAACGTATGGAGTTAACCGGCGCTGCCCCGGTTAACCGAAACCCTACAACTTGCCGGATTGGGCAGCGTCCGGGTTGAACGACCGGGTTAGGTGGCGAACCGAGATGAAAGGAGAAGGATGAGAACGGTTGCATGGTTTAGCTGCGGCGCTGCCTCTGCGGTAGCTGCGAAGCTGACCCTCCAGGATGACCCCGAGACGGTTATAGTCCGGTGCGTCATCGGGAACGAGCACTTGGATAACTGGAGATTTGCTGACGATATTTCCCGCTGGCTGGGACGCCCCATCGTGGAACTGGCCTCGCCTAAATATCCGGATGCCTGGGCAGTTTGGGAGCAGCGCCGGTATCTCAACGGGACCAAGGGCGCCCTATGCACCGTAGAACTCAAAAAAAAGGTCCGCCAGCGTTTCGAGCAGGACGGTGACATTCAGGTGTTCGGTTACACGAGCGAGGAACAGGCCCGCGCCAGGCGATTCAAGACTGAAAACTTCGAGGTTAAGAGCCGATTCCCACTGATCGAGAAGGGCATCACTAAGGCCGAATGTTTCGAGATCCTCCAGGGTGTCGGGATTGAACTCCCAGCCATGTATCGCCTGGGTTATGCCAATGCCAACTGCATCGGCTGCGTGAAGGGCGGCATGGGATACTGGAACAAGATTCGGCGCGACTTCCCTGATGTATTCGAGCGCATGGCCACGCTGGAGGAATCCCTGAAGGCCACAGTCATCAACGGGATCACGCTTCGCCAGCTTCAACCGGACGCTGGACGGATCACCGACCTTCAACTTCCCGAGTGCGGCCTGTTCTGCGGACAGAACGAGCATTTGGGTATAACCGCATGACAAACGAGCCACCTAACGTGTATTAGGTGACCGTTTTGGTGAGAAGTAACGTTCGCCTAATAACGGTTTCTAGAACGCAAATGCTGGCGGAACCGTGGGACTAGCAAAAGCAAAGGCCACCTAAATTTCTCAGGATCGACCTCTTTTAATCACAATTCTCTTGGGAGATTATATGAAAATCAAATGCACCAAGGTTGATTCTCTTACACTCAATTACAGTTTCCTATCGGTTAATTATTTTGAATCCCGCCCGCTTCAAGATGCTAATGGGCGTCTTGCGAATGGATGCCAATTCACATTGCCTTTTATCCATACTCTTTCTGAAGCTGCCCAACTTGCAGAAGATTTTAGGGATTGTGCCCGCGTCTTGGACGAATGGATTGAAGAAGATTTTATCCCAAAAACTGAATGCATTGATAAATTTGTATAACACTTGGGTTGAATAACACGTAACTCATGAGACACAACCATCATAATGTCTCATGCAGCAAAAAAAATGAGACGCTAAACAGCGTAAAGGAGGACCAAAATGAAATTGGGCAATGAACCCAAATCTAATGAACAAACCAACAAGAAACGTGAAATCCCTCCAGCGGGTATGCACCTTGGTATTCTTTTCAGGGTTGTAGACGCGGGATGGTGCCATAACGAATTCAAAGGGGTCAAATCACTCAAAACCAAAATCCGCTTGGACTTTGAACTTTGGCCATTAAATGATAAAAACGAATACGTTATGATGGAGAATGGGAAACCATTTTGCGTATCTCCAGGTTTCCAGGGATGGCTTACCCTGGGTAAATACACCGACGTTATGAACTCATGGAGAGGCGAAGAAAATCCAGATGTGGAAACTTTTCTGGGCCAACCTGCTCTTTTGAATATTAAATATACTGAAGGTAAACCTAAAGATAATATTACTCCAGTATATGCAAATGTAACTGCGGTTAACCCCATTATGAGAGGCATGTTTATCCCAGAAATGGCAAACCCTCCTTTGGTATACTCCACCAAAGAGCATGACCCGGATATTTTTGCTAAACTTCCCCAATGGATCCAGGATTGGCTTGGAAGGGAGTCGGAAACATTTAAGAAATTGCCCATGGCGACAATGGCACCAAAGCACTCAGACGCCCCTGGCCCAACAGGATATGAAAGCGACTATCGTGAAGGACCTAATCATTATGGGGATCCTCCCTCTCACGAAGATTTACCTATTTGATGTAGCAATTTGCATCGTTGACTTACCCTCTTGCGGTTTATGCTGTAGGAGAGTAGGTTCCCCTTCCGGATGATTGAATGCCTTTTGCAATGATCGACCTCGAATGGTTAGATGGAAGTGAGTACCATAGGTTTCTTTTATGGTTAATCCCAAAAATAGCGGGGGTAGACGGGTTTAATGGACTTGAGCAAGGGCAACTGAGATTCAGCCGAAGGGAGATTGAGCTAGAATTTGCAGTTGGCCATTCGAAAGCGACCTCGTTTACCGAGAAAGCGGTATGCGATGGTCTATTGAAACCGCTCAAAAAAAGCGTCTGTAGGAAGGGGATGGGTGAAATTTTCCAAAGCCTTGGGATCTTGCGTAAAACTCGGATTCAACCGGACCAACCAGCGGACCAACAGCGGACCAACCATCAGGCTGACCAAATTGATACGAATAAACGACTTAGCCCATCAACCGGACCAACCAGCGGACCAACGGCGGACCAACCAGCGGACCGTTATAATGAAGAGACCAAGAATAAGACAAAGAAGACTATAAAGATTGTACCTCCGAAGGAGGGGTTGAAAGAAATACTTGAGTGGGACGGTATGGATTACTCTTCGGTCTTCTGGGAAGTCCTTAAACCGTTCCCAGCCGACAAGAAATCTTACCCCTTGACGATTGCGAAAACCTTCCGGGATGCGATCCGGAGTGAAGGTGCGACTCCTGAAATTCTGTACGCGGCTGCCGTTGCTCTTTCCAAGGCTAGGGATGCGCAGTACATGCCAGATGCTTCAAAATGGATGAAGGAACAAGGTTGGAGGGCTTATGCAACTGGGTAAAACATACACTCCGTTCAATCTCGAATGGGCAATCAACCGGCAGAGTGTGGACAACCTACCTGATCCTTCACCCCGCGTGCACCATGGGAAGGAATTTACAAAAACCCTCCCCATGCGGTGCCCTTGGTGCCAGGTCGTGTTTTATGTTTGGCAGGCTGTTGGACATGAAACGAAGCCTTTCGAAGATCCTACCCCCTTCACAGTCCCAGGAATGGGGCAGCGGTACACCTGTGGGCACCCGATATGCTGGGGCAAGGAACAGGAGTCCCAAATGAAACAAAGTCTCAACTACAAAAAAAGTGTTGAATGTTTCTGCAAACCCGAAGGGAAACCCTCTCTCCAGCCGACTCTTGCCAAATTAGGAACATGATCCAAAATGTGTCTGAAATCTTTTGGGAGCATACCCTTCCAACCAAGCGCTGAGGCGCATCTAGCAACAACTGAGACCATGTCTCAGTTCAACCTATAACCAAGACGGAATGCATTCTGTCCATCTGGAGGAACCATGAATTTCTCGAAACTGAAGATTGCCGAAGCCGAGGCGAAACGGTTTCTCGAACGGGTGAAAGCGTATCGAGCGTCGGAAGAACAATACGAACCAGGTTTCTTTCACTACGGCGTCAAGGAGTCCGGTGCGGTTCGCCGTTCCTCACTTGACCTCACCCGTGCCCTTGCCGACCTCCGCAAACCGTAACTGTGGAGGAGTGATAATCATGCACCCCAATGCCACAAAAAAACCCAAACAAGTCGAGATGATCTACCGAGATATCACAAACTGTTTCTGCACTTACTACTGCCCAACCTGCGGAATTCGGTTTGAAATCGCAGTTCCACACAGAGACGCGCTCTTGAGATTTCGCTGCTCCTGTGGACAAGTTCTTGCCGCTGATGGTGCGGCCTAACGCTCCGGAGTTGAGCGGAGGCACCGGAGGTGACTTCCGCTCGAACGACTGGTTAGGCTGCACGGGACGAACAATTAAGCAATCCTTAACAGTTGGAGTCTATATGACACAGGCAGAAAAAGCGGAAGCCATTAAACGAGCCGCAGTGGATTTCATCAAGGCATCCGAGGCCAGCACAAAAGCGGCTTTTACGCGCGGATCAATAGAGCCTAGTGCCTCAAGGGCGAAAATGACAACTGGGAACGCGCATTGGTCGAGATGCGCGGAGCACAGAGACCGCATGGAATCCCGATTGCGCGAATTGTGCGAGACATTCTAGGAGGGTGTGGCCTAACGTATCAAGCTGACCAGCGCAGCCCAGGACAATGCCGGACGGAGGAGAAAACGATGAGTGAGAACACTGAAAATGGTTTGACACCCGAGGCTGCGTCAAGGTCGAGCGCTGGGCTAGGCGCTGCCGGGGCGGTGATGCCGTGCGGAGCAGTCGTTACCAATGTTTATGAGGCATATACAGCAGGAGTGAGGGCCGAGCGCGAACGGTGCGCCAGAATCGCATGGGATTATGGAGGGAATAAGTGTGATTCGCTGGTCGAGAAAATAACAGAAAGCAGTCTTCAAGATTGGCTCTCGGATAAGTGGGCCTAACGTTCGGCCTTAACCGGCGTGGCCCAGCGAAACCATTGTGAAAGGAGAAAACATTGAGCGAGGAAAATGGAAGTACGCAACCGACACAGGCCGCGTCCGAGTTGAAGGGCCTGGTTAGGCCCGATGGGGAGATGGAGAAATACATCAACCAACACGGGAAAGAATGTTATCGGAACGCGACGTTTGAATCCGTTTTTTCTGGAGAACTATTTCACGAAGTTCCCCGCTGGGAAGATGACTATCAATTTGCTCTGCATACAAATCTTGGAAGCCTTACGGTTTTAGACCGTATGACTGGATTTGGATGGAGAGACATTGAAGCCGGGTATCGAGATCCAGAAGGAAAGTTCTGGCTTGCATCGGGCGGCTTCGATGTTCGGGACTCTGAAAGCAAAACGATTGGAGAGGCTATCGCTTGGGTTAAGGAACGGGCGAACAACTGTATTGGTGATGGGCCAGCCTAACGTATGGAGTTAACCGGCGGTGCCGACTGCGGCGCGCTGGAAGGAGACGAGAAATCCGGATGAGTGGAGGAGGAGGTTGCCAGTGGAGGCAGCGTCCGGGTTGAACGATGGGTTGAGCGACTCTTTAAGGAGATAAAGATGAAAACATACATGCTGCTTGAAGCCAATAACGCCGAGGCGCTTGAGCTATTGGTGAATGAAAAGATAGAAGAAGGGAAAGGGTGGAAACCCTGTGGTGGTGTCGCCGTATCCGTTTTGCGGTCTGAGTGGGAGAACGAACGCAAGGGCTACACCGAACATGAAACCGAGTGGAGACACACACAGGCGATGTGCCGCTGAGTCGCCCAACGCCCAGGGCTTAACTCGGCGCTGGAGCGTAGCGGAAGCGTCCGGTGAGCGTAGCGAACGCAAGTTGAAGCCCAGGTTAGGCGGGGACGAATCTAAAAAGGAGAAGCGATGGCCAAGGACGAAATGAATGAAATGGAAGCGCTGGAAGACGAGATTTCAGCGCTTGAAGAAAGACTTGAACGCTATAGGCAAGCCCTTGAAATGATCGTTAAGGAAACGAATTCACACGCAATGTACGACATTGCAGCAACAGCGCTGAATGATGCCTAACGATGGGAGTTAACCGGCGTTACACGCGGCTGAATCTTGAGAGGAGAACGAACAATGGAACAGGATAACGGATCGAAGGTGGACGGTGCGGGTAACGTCCGGGTTCAACGATTGGTTAGGCGACCATATCCCGCATGGGTTTGCTCGATGTGCGGCGCGAAGTATGGACGCCGGAGAATCTGCGCCGTTTCGAGCTGGCACTCCGGTACATGTGGGATTTGTGGGCATGAAGCCAGCGTGACGGAACCCCGAGATTTTGGGCACCTCCAAGACGATTGGGAAGACCGGAGCGCGAAGGACCGGGAAGACACGTTGGATCGAAACCTTTTTCTGCATGAGATGGACCGCGCCTAACGAAAGAGCTTAACCGGCGTTACCGACGCCGAAACCTTGGAGGGAGCATGGAAATCCAAAAGGCCGAAGGAGAACAGCAGCCCGTGGAGGTAACGTCCGGGTTGAAGCAAGGGTTAGGCGATGAGTGGGATAGCCTGCCATCGTAACACCCTGATCTGGATGACTTTCTATACCTGTCAAAAAATAGAATCCCTGCGAAATGCGGCTTTGAGGATGTTCGCAAAAACGAAAATGGATATTTCTGCCAAGTGTGTGGACAGCGGATGCGGGATGATTTCGAGGATGTTGTCAAATCTACGTTGCCGGGTAAGTGGATCGCACGTTTGCGGGAGCAATGTGGGCGCGCCTAACGGCTCAAGCTGACCGGCGTTGCCGGAAAGGAGACGAAATGAGTGAGATTGAGAAAGCCATGAAAGAGGACATGCGAACGTTTAACCAGTCGGCACAGGCAACGTCAGAGTCGAGCGCCGGGTTAGGCGAGGAAGGGACCTGTCTTTGGTGCCAGGGAACCATGAACCTTGAAACGGCTGTTGGAGACTGTTGCTGGGGAGAATGGAAACGGGAAATTGACGACTTGTCGATGCTTGTTCGCAGTCTCGCCAGTTCGCTCAGGAAGGTCGCACCAGAACATGGTTTGCCTGACCGGGCAATTGACTATCTGAAGCGAAAGGGGCTGCAAGGTTCCATCCTGCGGAATGAAGCCTAACGTATATTAGGCGTACTGTGATAAAATTGAATTACGAACCATGGAATAGATAAACTAAATGGAATCAATTTGTCTAAGTTCGTCTAAACGGGTAAAACAAACCGCACAGAAGGTATCTAATGGCCTCTCCGCTTGAGAACACGTTCGCTTTCCAACTTAAAGCTGCCCATATTCTCTTCCTCCGGGAAGTCAAGGCCATACCTGGTAGAAAATTCGCATTCGACTTTCAAGTCAAAGATTTGCTTATCGAGATCCAGGGGGGGATTTGGAGGAAGAAAGATGGTATTACTATCCCGCAGGGGCATACTACGGGTAGGGGTATCACCCGAGATTGCGAAAAGATGAACTTGGCAGCGCTTGAAGGGTACCATACCATGTCTTTCACCGCCGAACACATCAAAAAAGGCATCGCTCTTGCATGGGTGCAACAATATTTGGCAAAAGGATAAAATATGAACCCTTACCGAAGCCAAATCATGCGCGATTTAGCGCAAGACTCTCCCCACTGCTTTTTATGTAAGAAGCCCAATGATGGTACAGTAGTGGGGTGCCATTCAAATGCCATATCGGATGGGCATGGGGTAAGCCATAAGTCTCATGATCTATTAGCCTTCCTTTGTGATAAATGCCACAAATACATTGATGAACACTGGAAAGAACCGCGAGTTCAGGAAGACTTCTATCATTGTGTTTATGACACAACCATATGGCTTCTCCAGGGAGGTTATCTAACGGTGAAGAGGATGCCAAAAAAATGGCAGGAATAGGAGATTCCGTTGCCTTATGAAAGGGATGATATTGAATTCCACCAAGGTATGTCCATTACCGGTCGGGTCAGCAAATGGGGATGTAGATATCTTCCTGATCCACCAAGATACGAATACGACCTTCTTTTGCCATCCCAAGAGCGTTCTGGGGATACTCGCAAGATGCTATCGGTTAGGGTTACGAGCTACGGTGAGGAAAACAGCCCAGGGAGTAATGATTACGTTAGGGCAACAGGACTCCCCGCGGTCAAAAACAACCGTTTAGCTCTCATGGTCTTTGCCAAGGATGTTGAAATACTTAATAAGTGGGTCTCTAAGGGGAAGAAACATGCGTAGGATCCTATGCTGGTTTGGGCACCACGAATGGGAGTACAGTGAAGAGTGGGAGAAAGACCCGTCTTCCTATCTGGTCCGGGTCCTAAAATATGTTCTAAGGAAGACCTGCAAACGCTGTGGGAAGTCTGAATATCATGTTTGGTACAGGGGACAAAACGAGAAAACATTTGGGTTCAGGGAGCCAAAATGAGAAAAGATGAACAAGCCCAGATGGAGGCTATGTGTCTCTTCATCTCCAATCTCTATAACTCTTGTGGATTGGAAGTCCCTGAAGTCTTTGAGGCCGAAATCGAAAGCATGATTATCTACAATGCTATTCGTAGGATTGGAAGAAACGAAATGTGTGTTGCTCTTCTTAAAGCAGAAAAAGATGGAGAGAGAGACCGGCTTAATGCCTTGATCCAAGAAGCCCAATGAAATTCAGAAGAGTGCCAAAAAAATGACATCTTGACTGCCAATAATTTGACGCGGATACTTAGTTTGAATTGGATTCATCTTCCGATACGGTTGGATGATCCAGCCCCCCGGGTACGGCCGGGGGGTTTGTTTGTACTTGCGCGTCTGGGGTTAAAACTCTAGATTGTTCCTAGAGGACATCCTGACCCCGTACAGCAGGCAATGTCGGCAGCGCCGGAGACTGCAACCCCTGAAAAGGTTACCTCCTATTCCGGTTCAACTAGATCCAATGCTTCTTGTCGCTCTATTGGCTTGAAGCTGCCCAAATCTTATCAAGAGGACCGTGTGGCAAATGGGGATAGCCGATCAAGGTGGGATACCAAACCTAGCACCGTTTGAGATCGAATAGAGTATGTGAGCGAGAAGATGGCTCCGAGGAACTGATCCCCTGGCTTCAGCCAAAAACTGAATGGCCGGGGGATTTTTATGCTCACTCTTAGATCCACCAAGGAACTGAAAGGATGTAAAGTAAAATTTGCACGATCAAAAAGGAAGAGCCCCGAAGGGCTCTTCTCAAGGGATCGGGTAAAGATCGTCAGGTTCCCAAAAGGAAGACCTGTATCTCTCTAGCGAGGCGTCTTCTTGGAACCAGGGAGGGGCTTCTTCAGTGAATCCGCCTTCTCTTTCATAGCAGGCTGGAGCATTGCCTTGGGGAGCTTCTTGGGGAGAGGTTTTGCCTTCGGCTTCATTCATTTCCCTCGCTTTCCATATTTGCGCATAATCTCTTTGTCTGCCTTCAAGTCTTTTGGGCTGCCTTCCTTGATGCCCTTCTTCTTGTCCAAGCGTTCATCAGCCATTTTCGCCCGCTTCGGAGCGTTTTTGGGGATCCCGATTTCTTTAACCATCACTTACCCCACTTGGCAGCATTCTTGGCAAACACGGCCTGTTTCTTGGTTACAGGACTCACCTTCGCGCCCGGCTTAGAGTCCTTGTCAGCAAGTGCCTGGACAGAAACACCGGCCTTCTTCGCCTTGGCGGTGAACTTCCCCTTGCTGGCGGGTTTGATGTTGATGCTCACAATTTCTCCTTTCTACTCGAAGTAGCCTTCGAAATCCACAGAACCAAGGATGGTCTGCGATGCGGTTGCGGTTCCAACCGGGATTTTGACAACAGAACTGATCCACTCGCCATCGTTAACGGCAAGAGGCGTTTCAAAAATCATGTCAAGTTCATTTGAATAGCATGCACCAATAACTGCACCAATAGGCGCGTACATGCTCCCGATTACTCTGCGAACATAGGCTTTCGTGTTGGCTGTATCAGTGGTAGCCAAGGAAACAGCCGTAGAACCCCATGCGGCCTGCCACTGGAGAGTAGTTGGAGTAGTGGTCACCACAGCTCCATAGTTCATGCAAGAGATATGGCACCTGGTAATATAGAGAATCTTGCCATCAACAGTTGCACTGCCCTGAGGGTTCTGGTAAGCCGTGACAATAAAATCAGTCGCAGCACCCACAGGAGCATTCAACTGGAAATAACCTCCCAATCCCGTGACAAGAGCTGCTGTATTAGATCCAGATCCAGCCGTGGGGATGGTGCTATTAACAATACCTGCTGTAAAACCAGCGGCAACCCCAGGAGGTGTAATGGCTGCATTGAGGCCTGCCCCAGACATGGCATGAGCCCAGGGCCTTCCTCCCTGCCCATTATCACCCAAACTTGAAGCCACCATAGCGACAGAAAGAGCACAGGCAGCAGATGCAGTTCCTGTATTATAAACCCTCTGGACCAACGGGAGCGTGAAACCGCGAGTCATGAATGCTTGGCCCGCAGGAAGAAGGATGGTTGCCTGGATAACCTGGTCAATCCAGAAGGTAGCAATATTCTGGAAGACTTCCACGATATAATAGTGGACATTGGCATCATTAGCGGGCTGACCCTTCCCATTGGGTCCACCACAAACAGCCGTGCTTTCCGATCCGTTGAAGTTGACTACCGCGTAGAGCTTCCCACCTGTCCAACGGAAGAAGCAGCCATCGAGAGCTGCCGTATTCGCTGCCGGGACATAACCGTAGCCAAGTTCGGCAACCATGTTGGTAGCATCACCATTCACCGTCTTGGCGATGAAGTGGCCATAAAGTGGGAAGGACGTGTAATAACTGAAGGGCCGCCACGTCTGAAGATTGGCATAAGCCCCGGACAAAACGCTGCCACCGCCATTCAACGTAACAAACCCAGCAGATGCTGTGATGGTCATCGTCGAAGTGTCCTGCCGCCAGAGCTTCGTGCTAATTGTATTGGAAGAGCTTGTAAACTGGTCCTGGAAGAGCACGGAATCAATGCCAACACGCATTCGATATTCGGGGGTTACGTCAATCTGCCGGATAGTGGGCTTGTTCATCACCACGCCAGCATCCGATTCACAGGTAAGATTCACAAAAGCGGGTGTCCCATCGGGATTACCCGTGTTCGGATTAATGGAATGGAAGAAATCACCCATTGCTGTCTCCTAGAAATCGGCGGGGAAGTAGGGAACAGCACAGGCGACGGCAGCGCTTTCAGTGGTGCTGGACTTCGTGAATTTCACATACATAGGGGATCCGAAACGGAGGAAGGGGAGAAGATAAGTCCCATTCCCCAAAGTGGCATTGGCCGTATCAACTCCCGTGGCTGCGTTGACAACAACCAAAGCGGCGCTGTAATTAGTACCGTCCTGGCTAATGCTAACGCCAACCGTTTCGCTAGTAAGCCCCGCGATGACAAAAATGATGTCGCCTCGCACGGGGAAATTCAGAGCTGCCGTGATGCCCCCACCAAGATTAGCAGCCGTAGAAGGCCCAAAGAGATACAGCTTACTTTCGGTTGAATTCACATCCCCCGAATTATAAAAGTTTCCAGTGTTTGCAACATAAACCATGGTTAATCCTCCAGTCAAAGTTTAGAGTTTCTTACTAATATTAGCAAGGTATACTCGTTTTAATGTGGTAAAACAACCCATCCAAGAAACAAACCCAGTGTGGTTGACAATACTAAAATAAGTATAGCGGTGAAAAACTGCCTTTTCATTCATCTTCCCCCGGAACTGATCGGGCTCTCTTGAGCCATCCGTTTTTGAATTTTGCTTGGGTAGGATCCCTGATGATGATGGCGTTATAATAGGACTCTATAGCAGAGCAGAGCCCTGCAAGAAGTTTCTCCTTGGGGTAAGCATTAATAGCTATCTCGGTAATGGGACCAAAAAAGCCATCCGGGAAAGAACTGACAATTTTTTGGGCCATTTTGACGGCATTGAAAGGGCCGATATTCACACCCATATCGAAGAGTTTGCTTGCCACTTGTTGCGATTTGATCCCATCATAACGCCAATAGGTTGAATAAACCTCTTGGACATCGGGTATGGTCAAGTCTTTGACACTATCGTGAACCTGGGTTCCAGGGTGGTCATGGATATACTTATACAGGGTCGCTTGGGTGATCCCATGGTATGTTTCACCTCCCTTGTCTCCAGGTGTATCGGAATAACCTCCTTCGAAAGGAAGGGTGTAAGCCAGAGCATCAAGGAGATTAGCCATCACTTATCTGCTTTCTTGATTTTCAGGGTCGTTTGGGTGATGTGGTCATAGAGGACCGCTCTCAAATCGCTGACTTCATTTTGGGTCTGTTTTTGACTATCCGCCATGAATACTACTTGGGCTTTAACGGCACTCACATCTTTCGACATACTCTGCATGCTCTCTGCCATGTCTCTTAGAATATAGCCCGTGAAGGCAATGATTACCGTGCAGGCACCTCCCAAGGCCATGAGGATAAGCTGAGTCACACTTACTTCTTTGTCCTTCACGGTCATTTATTTACCCCTAGGAGATCCTTCAATTTATCTCCGGAATTACCCGCTACACCTGGGAATTTGCTTGCAAGGTCTGCCAGTTGAGGAGAGTTTTCGGCTAATCCGCCTGCGTCAAGTAGGAGTCTTTGGCCTGCTGGGGTCTGGAATGCTTCGGCGAATCCCCTGGCCAAGGGCCTCGAAATCAATCGTTGCCCAGCGGCTGCCGCAAAGGGCATGCTTAACCGACTAAGCCCAGGGAATGAGGCAGCTAGAGCAGCGCCAGCGCCAGAAGCGGTAACACTGCCTGCCGCCGAAGCTGCCTTCATGATTTTGGACAAACCTTCTAGCCGAGTCGCGTCATCCCCATTGAAGAAAACGCTGATGGAACCTTTACGCTTATTGAGAGCATTGTTAAATTTGAAGGGATCAATATGGCCATTAGCGTCTTTCGCTTCTTCCATGATGCTTTCAAGAATATGGGATTTGACTGCCGACTTCCCAGCATCAGACATCCGGTTGTAATAGATAGCTGCTTCATCAGGTGTCTTGTTGATGAGTTGATTGATCATCTTGTCGGGTACAGGGTTGTTCATGGCATGGTAGAGAATAGAACCTCCCTTGCCAGGGTCTTCCCAAGGGGAAACGTTCTCTTCCCAACCCTTCATGGCCTGAGTGTATTTATCTCCGTATTTGACGCCTTCGGCATTTAGATCGTTCTTGAGAGCAGTCTTGGCAATCTCGAGATGCCGAGCTAACTGGCGATTAGGCTCTAGCCCATGCATCGCTGCATTAATATCGCCGTTCAGACCTGAACTGATATTGAGCGCCCTGTTCCAACCCTTCTCAGGATTCTGGTCAATAGCGTCCAGATAGCCTTGCAAGATGTTAACGGTTTTGGGGTCAACCCTGGAGCCGCTTTGCTGGACTTCCTTGATTTGGTCCTGAAGTGCCTTTTTATATTGGGCCAACGGAACGGACTCGCCTGTGGGAGCAGCTTGCGCCGCCTTACGAGCATCTACAAACGCTTTCCCTTCGGGAGTCTGATCCGTAGCCCCAAGACGAGGTCCGAATTTGGCTTCAGCTTGGTCATAGAGTTCGGAAGCAATCCCTTGCCTACGGGCAGAAGGATCGACCTCGATCTTGTGAACGATGAAACCTTCTGGATCTTTCTCGATCCAGAGTTTCCCCACGTCCTTACCGTTCTTATCTCTGGCCACCATCATTTCATCATTGGGGCCAAGTAAAGAATTCTGGCGGACTCCCTGATAAGAAGTCGAGTCGTGGATTGTCACATTAGGAGACTTGGGTTCTTTGAAGTCGGAAGCCCGAAGCTCTTGGAACGGGGCACTATATTGAGCCCTATCGGCTGCGTATTGGTTGGCAAGATCCGAACGGGCAGCAAGTCCTTGGTTCTCCCCCGCCGCCGCCTTCAGCTCTGGGGCAAGCGTTCTGACATCTCCGGTCTTAGGCAAACCTCCTTTGGAGAGGCTAACTAGAGGACTAGCCACCTCATGGATTAGACCACCTCCTAGGCCCAAAGCCCCACCGATTAAACCAGATTCACCTTGAGCTGCACGATAAGCCTCAGGAGTTTGGGCTTGGCTTTGGGGATTCATCACCATATTTGCTAAAGCGCCTTCTAGGGCATTGCTCCCCAATCTAGACGCTAACCCAGTGCCTAGTTTTAAAGGGCCTCCAGCCATGAGAAGCGCGGCTTGCGGGATCATTTCTCCTGTTGCGGAAGGCATGAAACCCGTATTTTCTTCTCTCATGGCTCTTGCTGGAGTGTTCACAGCAGTGTCTACTTTTTGCATAATATCGGCAGGGAGCGAAGTGATGCCTTGAGATTTTAGATATCCAGGGATAATGCTCCCAAGATATACAGCTTGCCGTACAGGTGCTACAGCCATGTTAACAACACCCTTGGCCATCCCCTGGGTTGTGGGATCGGGAAGATAGGTCGGGGAAGTCTGGGATCCGGTAACGAGCCGATAAAGAGCACCTGGAGAAGCAATGGCAGGCGTTCCGTTGCTGAATGATTTAGCACGGTCCATCAGACCCTGTTTCAACTTATCCATAAAGGACTTCGCCACAGGAGCGCGATTGGCCCCTACATCATTCCCTGCATTGAACGAAGAGGCCGAAGGCCCAGCGTCATCAATGAACTGAGGACCGGCATCGTCGATAAATTGTCCAGCCATCGCTACTCCGGAGCCTTGGTATGATAATTGCCATCAGACCACAAATAATAAGTCTTGCCGTCCTTGGTAACAGAATGAGTCCCTGAAATTGAAGAAGATTGGGGTCCACCTTGATTCCTTGAAGAAGTTTTAGCTCTAAGTGTGTCCGCTTCTTTATTGAGTTCTTCTACGCGATACCCAACAGCCTTCCTTAGCTCTTCCGTGGTCGCCAAAATTTGCCCAATAGTGGCATTGCCCGCGTTCATTTGTTCAATCATATTTTGGGCGTGGACAGTGTTGACACCAGTGGCATTGGCGGATTGGATCACCCTTGCAAGTTCAGGAAGATGCACATTTCTCCAGGCATCAAAAATAGCCTGGTCCTTAGAACCTAAAACATCTCGGTTGAATGCTCGAAGAGGAGTATTCAAGATTGGGACTCCAGTGTCTTCAATCCTCTTGGCAGCGTTCTTAAATTCATCCATATTCCGCAATGTGGTCTTTTCAAAAGCTCCAAGTGTCGATGCCATAGTCTGAACTTTATTGAGAGCAGATTCATTGGTCTTGTACTGTGCCCCAGTCCCGGCAAGATCCGGATTTTCTCCATTGCCATAAAGCTCATTGGTGATCTGTGCTCGTGCTTTCATGTTCCTGCCAGTGAGCAAATTGATGAGGGCAGGATTTTTGGCAGCATCCGCAGCCATATTCTGGACAATAGGCTGAGGGAGTTCTACATTGAATGAATTGGAAACTGGGGGACGATTATTGCGGGTGATCATCGACTGCCGAAGAGAATCTTCGGTATTAGCATCAATCCCCTTTAAGGTCGCATTATTATTTGTCAAACCAGTTTGCGCAACTGTTAGATCTGTTTTGGGCCCAGCAGTAAATGTAGCTCCGGAATTAGCTTGGTTCCCTTGAGCTTCCTTGAGCCCTATACTGGCATCATTCATATCTTGTTTCTGCTGATAGCCCGTTCCTGTCCCCTGGTCCGTAGTATAAGCAGAGGCTAGACTATCAATTGAATCTGACAATTCTGGGCGAACAGCTTTAGCCATTTTAGCCGCAAGAGTAGGGTCTTTGGCGATTGGGAGCATTTTACTGTAGACATTAATAGCGTCATCGGCAGATTTCTGAGCCCTAATCTGATTAGCCTCTTCCTTGGTTCCAATAAGTCCCTGTCGATAGTTGAGCAAGCCTTGGGCCTGCATCCTAGCGATATGCATTTGCTGGGCATCTTTAAGCCCTTGTAAAAAGGAGCCTACCTTAGTCGGCTGTTGGAGTCCCAATTGATGGCTTTGGGCGATCGCGTCCAAGCCCTGCTGGTTGGCCTGGATGGAACTGTCATAAAGACCCATATCTTACCCCTTACCCGAACAGGCTACCCCAATCGATGCTCCCCGCTGCATTACCAAGGGCATTGATCCATGCGTTAGTGTTGTTATTGCTCTGCACACCATTCAAGTAATTAAGATTCTGGGCGGCGAGAGCGTTCTGGTTGCCCATGGTCTTCTCGGCAATCTGCCTCTGGTTCTCTTGATTCGCAAGCTCAAGGGCCGTCTGGTTGCCCTGATTGGCAAGTGTGTTGTCCTGCTGCTGGCTTGATTTCAAGAAGCCCATGAGGTTGAGCTTGTTCTTCATCGCAGTATCTTGAGCTGCTTGTTTATTAGCAAGCCTACCCTGAGCCGTTGAAAGACCGAGCGAAGCCCTCACGGCATCCTGCATCGAAGAATTGAGAAGCCCGCGTCGAGCGTTCTGGTTTTCTCCCAATGCCATCTGATTGGCAACTGTATTATCTAGTACATTGTTTGCGTTCTGTTCACCCAACCCACTATCGGTATAAGCCAGAAGAGGGTTGTTGGCTTCTGTGACAGCAGAATTAGACATGGAGCCAAGACGTGAAATCTCGGAATCATACCAACTGGTATCAGCCCCAGATGCAGCGGCTTTTGCCCTAGCACCCTGCAAGGCCGAGAGTGACTGGTTTATGTTGCTATTTGCAACCTTGGTCCCCATGAGCGCATCAAGCATCTGTTGGTCAGAAATGCTGGAGTTGCTTGAATTTGAACCAGATTGGGCATTGAAGAGAAGCCTACCCGTCACAGGATCAGAATAGACAGATGGGAAAATAGATGAAGAAACAGAAGCATTATTATAAGTACCGCTTGTGGGAGTAAATGAACCACTAGGCGTGTAATAGCCATTCTGGATATTGCCATTTGATCTAGAAGTATCCTTGCTGCCGTTATTTACTGTATTGCCCTGAACCCCAGAATAAGCTCCCTTCGCCATCATGGCTGGGTTACCCGTCAAAAGACCGCTCAAAGCTCCCCCCACACCCCCCAACCTCC